AGCCAGAAGACAAGTCAGTTACTCGAATACTTGCTGGTGTAACTGTTGTCGTATTCTTAGGAGTAATAAATGCTCCACGACTAGCAGAAATTCTTGCTATGATTGCAGTTTGACCAGTTTGACCTGCAATAGACTTTGAAATAGTAATGTTCTTATTTAAAGTAACGTCACCAATAATAACGGTCACGCTTATATATGCAAAAGGATCAGCAACAGCGGTAATAGTGATTATCCCTTGTGTATTGATAGTAGCTGTACAACCTAAGGGTTCGATGTCATAAGTAATAGTGGCAGGGTCTACAACAGCTGCACCTTTAACAGTTGTAACGGTAACTTGATAAGGTAATTGCCCAGAGGTAGGAACTCCATTTTCATTAGCGGTTAGTGAAATCGATTCATTACTAAAACCAAAAGTGTAAGCATTACTACTTTCAGATAGATAGTATAATGTAGTTGAATCTTCGGCAAAATAACTTGTTCCTTCTTCAGTAACAACAACATTATATGTTTTAAAGTTTGTATTTGTAAACTGATTAACAACAAGTGTATCAGTATTTGCACCTTCAATTAAAGTCTCATCAACATACCAGCTATATACTGGAGATCTAAATTGTGTTGCATTAACAGTAAGTGTTTGTGTAGCTGGCGCAACAACATCGTTTAAAGCAGACTTGATAAACCCTGGACCTGTAGACTGAATCTCTACAATGGCACTAGGATTGTATATAGGTAAAGTTTCAGTACCAGTTAACACAATTGAAGATAAACGCCCTTCTTTTGTCAATACTCTCAAACCAAAAACTGCATCTTTAACTCTTAGAGCAGGTAATACAAAAGATGTTGTTGAAGAACGACCAATTTCTTCAAAGATCATTTCTTGATTATCATCTACATTTCCAGCAGCGTACATATACAAGACGTAAGACTGGAAATTACTGTGTCGGGTATCTGGCCAAGTTAATGTACCAACTGAGTTTAATAAATTATTAACATCAGGAGTATAGATAAGTTCATTAGGAATAGATGTTGTAAAAGAATATACATTGTTTGGTTTAAGATATTCATTATCTTTTTGATTCCAAGCCAATTGTGTATAATCAAAACGGGTAGCTGTAACTTCACAGTTAGATCCATCTACAATCTTTACTTCATTTACTCTTAAATAGAATGGTTCAACTAAACCTAGTTTTAATGTATTACTTGAAAATTGAATGAAATCACCGGGTTCTAAGAACTGGTTCTTAATCAAATACTTAAATTTAACACCAAAGGCTGTCCGGCTAGTGCGAACTAGTTCTTCTGCTTTAGCTAATGCGTGGTAATAGTCGGTTATACCATCAGCAAATATATCTGTCTCTAGTTCTAGCCCAGAGTCTTCTAGTTTCATCGCATCGTACACAGCGCTAGATGCATTAACAGTTATAAAGTCAGTATATGCATCACTACGAGTAGTCCAAACTGAATAGTTATTTCTTGATAGTTTAGCACCTACAGATTTTTCACCGCCAGTGTTATTAGCACTAATATTAATCGTGTATACTGTGTCTTTAACTAGATTGATATTAGCTGTTTTTACAACACGCCAGTTACCTTGTATACCACTATCATAGTTTAAGCCGCTACCAGTAATAATTACACGCAATGCGTCATCAGCGTTATACTCTAGTAAGTACGTACCTGTTTCTTTGACTACCATCTTGTACACTAGACTAGTCTCATTCCCAGAACCATTCCAAACGCCAACACTATTTAAAAATTGTACACCCGTTATACTTGTATTACTTAAGTCTGACTGAATCGGATATTTAAAACCGCCTACTCCTCGTAAGAAAGTTCCAGATGTTTTAGGTGGCCACGCTACGGTGTCTTCCTTAAAATTTTCAGATTCGTTATGGAAACGAACGGTACAATTATTTAATCTCTCGCTAGTAGTTGGCCAGTTAATAGAAATAGTATCATCAATAATAAGATCGTCATCAGTAATTGTTGCTGCAACTGCAATTACACTATTGCTAGTAGGATACTGCATATTCAGTTTGTATGTACCGCTAGACCATACTAATCGAGCATCACCCATCGTAGATAATAAAGTTTCAACGTTCTCTCTAATTGGTTTCTGTGTATCAACTACAATATTACATTCGTATAGCTTAATATTACGAGTTGATCCAGTTACACCTGCAGCACCTGTACCACCTAGAGTAGGGGTAAATATTTTACCACCAACTGTAGCATTTGATTGAACTACTGTATCGCAAATTTGTGCTGCATCGTAGAATGACTTAAGATCGATTTGCGAAACAGATAGCCCTTTTCCAAACATGTCATCTAGCAAATAGTCTAAAAGACAGTAAGCTGGATTATTAGAGTAAACCCTTGTACTATTTAGTGAGTATGTAGACCCGTTGAAAAGTACAGATCTTACCTTTTTACCTTCAATAAAAAACTGTTGCATCGGTACGTTATTAAACTGAGGTTCATCTCTATTTAACTTAATAACAGTAGATGCGTAAGCTAACCCATCAAATACCGCTGTGGATCTTTCTCCAAAGTTAGCTGAAGCAATAGCGTCTGCTTTTGGTGTATTACCATAATGGAGATCTATACGTAAGCCAGCCTTGAAAGAACCTGAAGAGGTTATACTGCTACTGTAGTTACCAGATTCATCATATCCACCAGTGTCATACCATTTCAAGTCACTAAAGCCAACATCAGGGTCGTTTAGATAACGTCCTTCATCAAATACAACGTCATACACATTATTAATTGGACCTTGGCATAATGCTTGTTGGAATAAAAGAAATTCGTTCTTTTGACCTGAATAGTTTTCATCGAGACCTACGGTTTTTAACACCTTATCTGAATTAGGGGTAACATAATTAAAGTTGTTAGAGACATTGTGGTATGTTCTTGCACCACCAACTTTAGCTCTACCATACACAATTGGTAGATTAACTGCTTCACCCTCAACAACTATCTCAAACCCTTTACGGGCTTCTGCTGCTTCTTTTGCAGCCTTTTTCATTTTTCTGGCTTGGGCAACTTGATATGCAATTGATGCAATAGTAATCAAGTTTGCGTAGGTTAGCCCCCAGAATACAACTGTAGTTAATGCCATTAGACTTTCCCCCACTTTAATGTTAGTTGACCAGATCCTTCATAGATCTGATCGCAGCAAGTATCTAAAGGATTTCTTGAGCTAACTGTATCTTTAGATAAATAAATTGGACGTCTTAAATCTAAGTCCGACATTGGACTAGAGCAAGAAATGGATAAAACAGACTCACCTACAGTGGCTGTTTCAATTGTGTAGTTTGTACCCTCGACTGTTCCTTTATATACTAAAGGACAATCAGCGATATTTGTTAAAGGGTTCTTTGTTATGTGACTTACAAAACATAAACGCACTTCGACTTGTTTTCCCACTAAACCAGCATCTGCAGCCTCTGAGCTATTAAAATCGGGATCTGCAATTGCAATCTTATACAGCTCCCGATCAACGCTAGAGGATAACTGCGGTGTATCGACAGACAACAACCTACCATCGCTATAGTAAATTGTTCCGTTACTTAGAGTTATATCTCTAAAATAAGAAGTTGTACTATACATTACAGTAGCGCCATCTAATACCCTTACTAAATAAAATGACTCAATAGTTGGTTGGGCTAACACCTCAACAACTGTTGGACTAAAATTTATCATAAATTCTCCACTAATCTTACTGTACCTAAATCCATCATAATACCATCAGAGTAAGTCATTCCACTTACTACATCAGTATCATATAAACAAGACATAAATACATCATCTCTACAATATATTCTTCCACTGACATTTGCTCTTAATTCAGGAAATACGTTTAAAGTACCGTTTCCTGTTAAGTCACTCGTTGTCATATAAATTTTACTATGTGAACTAAATTTTACAAAAGTACCCCTTGGAATTAATCCCGAGTTACTTGAAATAGTTACATTTGTAGCACCAGCTGCACCAGCTGCATTTGGACTACCTGTTGATGTTCTCCGCTTTAACACCCCATAATTTTGGGGCATTAACACTGTTACTGTTTCAGAATATCCCTTCGTCACTAAATTAACCATCAAGTCTTCGGCAGAGAAGGTGAGAGGCTCAAGGCCGGTTTCGATTTCCCAGCGTTGAGCACTTCTCTTTGATATAAATCTTTTTAGTGATAGGGAATCTGAAACGAAGACTGGCTGATTACTCTTTACCGTTAGCGGTGCTGTAAAGCGAGCAATCACCTCCCCGTTATCATAAATTCCATACATATTTAACCTCTAAAACCTTTCTCCCTATTGTGGGAATTAACTCCCTCTGCAATAGATGGAAGCATTTTATAAATTTCTGACTTTGTTTGACGACTAATATCGCCTGTAATATTTACATTAATCATCTGTTGTGCAGCTTGATTGTTAGTAACTGACTGAAGATCTTTACTAGATAAAGGTGAAGCTGTTCCACCTACTAAGCCACCCTCAGCAAATCGTGGTAAT